TACAACAATAGATTGGAAGAATACAGGTGATAATGCGTATGACGGGGAGAAATTGAACTTACTGGTACACGATGAAAGTGGAAAGTGGGAAAGACCTGAAAATATATTACACAATTGGAGGGTAACGAAAACGTGTTTAAGATTGGGTAGTAGAATTATTGGTAAGTGCATGATGGGTTCAACATCCAATGCTTTAGATAAAGGTGGTAATAACTTTAAAAAGTTATTTAATGATTCTAATATAACAAAAAGAAATAAAAACGGACAAACAAAGTCTGGTTTATATAGTTTGTTCATCCCAATGGAATGGAATTACGAGGGTTTTATGGATAAGTATGGTATACCCGTTTTTGATACGCCAGAGGATGCTGTTTATTCACCACACAATGATTTAATAGATATGGGCGTGATAGAACATTGGGAAAATGAAGTCGAAGGTCTTAAAGGTGATTCAGATGCATTAAATGAATTTTATCGTCAGTTTCCGAGAACTATTGAACATGCATTTAGAGACGAAACAAAGAATAGTATATTTAATTTAGCCAAAATATATGAGCAAATAGACTATAATGATGGTGTGGGTAACAATCAAGTATCTATAGGGAATTTTCAATGGCTTAATGGTGTAAAAGATACAAATGTTATATTCTATCCAGATCCGAAAGGACGATTTCGGGTAAGTTGGGTTCCACCAACGCATCTGCAAAATAAATTTATAGAAAAAAATGGAATCAAATACCCTGGAAATGAGCACATGGGAGCATTTGGCTGTGATAGTTATGATATATCAGGAACGGTGGACGGACAAGGATCAAATGGATCATTACACGGTTTAACAAAATTTAGCATGGAAGATGCACCTAGCAGTCAGTTCTTTTTAGAATATGTAGCTAGACCTCCAACAGCTGAAATATTTTTTGAAGACATATTAATGGCATTAATATTTTATGGTATGCCAATACTCGCAGAAAATAATAAACCTAGATTATTATATTATATAAGAAGAAGAGGTTATAGGGGTTATTCAATGAATAGACCTGATAAACTTTGGAATAAATTATCAGTTACAGAAAAAGAAATAGGTGGAATACCAAATACAAGTGAAGATATTAAGCAAGCACACGCTGCTGCTATTGAAACATACATACAAGAGCATGTCGGTATAAAATTAAATGGCGATTATGGTAATATGCATTTCAATAGAACGCTTAATGATTGGGCTAGATTTGATATCAACAAAAGAACAAAATTCGATGCAACGATTAGTTCGGGTTTAGCTATAATGGCGTGTAATAGACATTTGTATGCACCTAGTATTAAAAACGAAAAACCACAAGTTAGTATAAATATTTCGAGATATACTAACACTGGAACATTATCAAAAATTATTAAATAAAAAACATGGCAAAAAATTCAACTGGAACAAAAGGTTATTTTCCTAGTCAGGTTGTACCTGACGCTGAGAAATCTAGTTATGAATACGGATTAAAAATAGCTAAAGCTATTGAAGGAGAATGGTTTGGAAAAGACTTTAATTCTAATAGATTTAATGTAAACCAAAAAGAATTTCATAAACTTAAATTGTATGCTAGAGGTGAACAATCAGTACAAAAATATAAAGATGAATTATCTATAAATGGTGATTTATCTTATCTTAATTTAGATTGGACACCTGTACCTATTATATCAAAATTTGTTGATATCGTTGTTAATGGTATTGCAGAAAGAACATACGATGTAAAAGCATATTCTCAAGACCCTTTCGGTGTTCAAAAAAGAACTGAATATATGGAATCTTTAATGAGAGACATGGAAACTGGGGAGTATAATGATCAAGTACAAGCTCAATTTGGTCTTAATATTTATGAAAATGAAAAAGAAGATATACCAGGATCTGCAGAAGAACTGCAACTTCATATGCAGTTGTCGTACAAACAAAGTATTGAGTTAGCTGAAGAACAAGCATTAAATGTGTTATTTGCAGGTAACAAGTACGAGAATACTTTAAAAAGATTATATTATGATTTAACTGTTCTTGGTGTTGCTGCAGTAAAAAATGAATTTAATACATCAGAGGGTATAACTATTAAATATGTCGACCCTGCTAATTTAGTATATTCACATACAGATTCACCTTATTTTGATGATATATATTATTGTGGTGAAGTAAAAAATATTCCAATTAATGAACTTAAAAAAGAATTTCCGCATTTAACAAATGAAGATTTATTTGAAATAGAAGAACAACCACGTCAAAATGCTAACGCATCTAATAGACATGGTACTACATATGATAATAATAATTTTGATAATAATATTGTACAAATATTATATTTTAATTATAAAACATATAATCACGAAGTTTATAAACTAAAGCAATTAGCGAGTGGTGGTTCAAAAATTATTTCTAAAGATGATACATTTGATGTACCAGAGGGTGTGGAAGTACCATTTGAAAAACTATCAAATGCTATTGAAGTTTTATATGAAGGCGCTTTAATATTAGGTACAAAGAAATTAATAAAATGGGAATTGGCTAAAAATATGATAAGGCCTAAAAGCGATTATACTAAAGTCAAAATGAACTATAATATTGTTGCTCCAAGAATGTATAAAGGTAAAATTGAATCATTAGTAAGACGCATAACAGGATTTGCTGATATGATACAATTAACACATTTAAAGCTTCAACAAGTTATGGCTAGAATGGTACCTGATGGTGTTTATTTAGATGCCGATGGATTAGCTGAAGTTGATTTAGGTAATGGTACAAACTATAATCCACAAGAAGCATTAAACATGTTCTTTCAAACTGGTAGTGTGATCGGTAGATCTTTTACACAAGAAGGGGATCAAAATCCAGGCAAAGTACCTATTCAAGAAATTTCTAGTGGCAGTGGTGGTCAAAAATTACAAAGTTTAATAGCCACTTACAATTACTATCTACAGATGATAAGGGATGTAACTGGATTAAATGAAGCGAGAGATGCTAGCACTCCAGATAAAAATGCGTTGGTAGGTGTTCAAAAACTTGCCGCAGCAAATTCAAACGTAGCGACAAGACATATATTACAAGGAGGATTATTCTTGAGTACAGAAACAGCTGAATCTTTGTCATTAAGAATATCAGATGTATTAGAATACTCTCCAACAAAAGAAGCATTTATTCAAGCAATTGGTGCACATAATGTAGCTACATTAAGTGAATTACAAGAATTGCATTTATATGATTTTGGTATTTTCTTAGAATTACAACCAGATGAAGAAGAAAGACAAATGCTTGAAAATAATATTCAAATGGCACTACAAGCGAATAATATTGAACTTGAAGATGCTATTGATGTTAGGGAAATTAAAAATATTAAATTAGCTAATCAATTATTAAAACTTAGGAGAAAAACTAAAATAAAAAGAGATCAACAAATTGCTGAACGAAACATACAAGCTCAAGCACAAGCAAATGCTCAAGCACAACAAGTTGCAGCGCAAGCAGAAACACAAAAAGAAGCTGCTAAAAATCAATACAAAATACAACTTGAAGCAACATTAGCAGAACTCGCATCTAATAAGTTAACACAAGAAGCGGAACTTAAAAAAGAATTAATGGCTTTAGAATTTGAATATAATATGCGATTAAAACAAATAGAAGGTCAAGGTGCACAGGGGAAAGAAACACAAAGAGAAGATCGTAAAGATGATAGAGTGAGAATGCAAGGCGATGAACAAAGAAAAGCAATTGACAAAAGAAATCAAGGTACAAGCGATTCAAGATTTGAATCTTCAGGTAATGATATAATGGGGGGAGATATGGGATTAGGAAGATTTGGACCAAGATAACATGTTTAACAAATAAATAAATAATAAAATGGCAATAGTAACAAATGATTGGACTGGACAAATTGTAGCGTCAAGATGGATTGATGACACAAGTGCTGAAACTCCTGGCAGAGGAACTCATTTTTGTGCAATTGAATGCATCACAGCTACCACATTTACAGCGTTGGTATCAGAAAAAATAAGAGAGCATGATACTGACACAGATAGTAGTGGTGCTATAAATGCAAGTGATACTTATTCTAGCAATAGTATTTATATTAATACCGAAGATACTGATGCTGGTACAGCAATAGTATCTGGTGATACTTTTCCAGTTGGTACAGTATTGTACGGCAAATGGACAGCTTTTACACTAGCGGGTGGATCAGTTATAGCGTACGAATCTAAATAAGAAATTTGTATATGTAAATATACATTTATGTTTAATTAATTATATAATATTATATCATGGCAAAAAAAGATGAAAAACCAATGATTGACGAAAAAAATGCTGAAGCACCTCAGGGTAATACAGTAAAAGTCAAAGCAAAACCTCGAATGAAAAAGTACAACGAGCAAGATAATATACCTATTAAGGTTAATTTAGCTCAACCAAAAGAAGAGGTTAAGG